CAGCATTACAAGTTGATCCGCAAATATGTGAAGGGCAATGGAAACAACTAGCAATAGCCCAGAAACATGATGACTCGCCACCTGCGCCACCACTGGCACACAAGCATAGAGCACTTGGAGTTGCGCTAGCGTTACATGCGTACGACGGAAATCCGTTAGTACCTCTACATGGCTGACTGCAGCATCCTGACCCGCCGGCACAGATTGTAAATGTTTGGCCTGGGGTTACACGAATAGTTCTACGAGCATATGATCCTGACCCGCCGCCGCGACTTGGTTGCATACAGCAACAAGCGCCAGGGCCATCGCCGCCACCGCCCCATACTTCAAACTTAGCCCATACTGAGCCAGTTGGCACAGTCCACAAGCAACAACGCCCACCATCATTGGCAGCATTGCCTTGGTTACCGTTATAAACTGATAACACGCCAAACGCATTTGTTGGGTATGTTAAGTTAAATCTAGTGTCTGGAAATAAATCTCTTAAATTTGACATAGTAGAATTATCCCGGATTTGATGGTAGTAAGTCTGCTCTAACAACAAATGGCTCTTCAGGGAAAATTACCTTCCAAGGATCAACTCCGGCAAATGTTGCTGGAAGATCTCTTAGTTTTTGTCTGTATTCTTCCCACGCAGGTATTTGTTCAGGTGTTGCAAGACGAAGCTGTCTATCGCTGGCTGCTAATCCGCTTTCTCTTACTTTCTTTAACATTTCCCAATCCATATGTGGCTTTTTCCATGGATACGGTTTTACAAATTGACCGGTGGTAGGATTATATTCAATTTCAGTTAATTCGTATGTGTGATCCGGTGGAACATTTACAGGGTGTCCGTAGGTTGTGCCTTCTGGTAACTGTTCAACAGTCTGCGGCAAAGTTCCGTAGTCTATTTCATTATGGAATAAACTGATCAGTTCTGGACTGACGGTTGCGTCGACCATCACTTTAGTCATACCAGTTGGTGTTGGAACATCAGCCCCGTTATCTTTCTCAGTATAGTGAAATCTACTGGATATTTTATTAGAATGATTATCAACAAAAACCCAAATTTTATCCGGGCCGGTATAAGTCCATTCACATGTTTTTTTAAGTGTATCAGTTAGATACAGATATTTGTCCGGTACCGGATATGTAAATGTTTTTGTAATTATAGTATTTGTTGGTAATTCAGGTGTATTATTCTCAGACATTGTTTCTCTTTCCTTATTTTTTAACCGTACGTTATTAGTACTAGGCCGCCGGCACCCCAGCCACCCCAACAGCATCCGCCGCCACAAGCAGATGAAGGAGTCCCCATTCCTGCTGGCCACTTAGACCCTTGCATTGCTTCACACCCCATACGGGTATTATTATTTGTACAGCGTTCTAGGCCGGTTCTTGTTGACATTCCATATTTAGGAGCGCCAGTTGCTGCAAACCATTGGCTACTAAAGCAATAGTTTGAATCTTTTGCAGTTCCACCAATCGATGCTATACCAATATCAGGCTGTCTAGCAGAGGCAGGCGCACATAAATTACAACCAAAGTTTTGAGCACCGTTACAGATTCCAGTACATCCCCAGAACCCGTGCCAGCAACCAACGCATCCAGTGTATCCGCCACCTGCGCAAATTACTTGTTGTCCGTTTGCTCCACAGTTAACCCAACTAGGGAATCCGCAAGTACCGCAATGACTTTGAGCACAGCATCCTGATCCGGCGGCGCATGTACAAAAATATTGTCCCGCAGTAACTTTAAGTGAAATTTTTGCGTAGTGTCCAGTTCCTGGTCCACAGCATCCTAGCCCTGAACAACAGCAAGCACCGCCGCCATCGCCGCCTGCGCCCCATAATTCAAAAGATGCCCACGTTGCGCCGAATGGCACAATCCAGCAACAGCAACAGCCACCGTTTTGAACGTTACTGATACTGTTATGGTATATTGCTAGCTGTATTAGTTTATAGTTAGCTGTTGGCTTTACAATTGGTAATAAGTCGCGTAATGATGACATTCGATTTTTCCGTTATTATTTTAAGATTGTCCAGCCTAACGCAACACTATAACATAATGTAACACACGCATTATTAACGTTAACAGTTAAGTTTTCTGCCAAGTTTTGAATGTTTGCGCCATTTCTAGCAATAGTAATGTTACTGGCGCCTGCGAATCCGCCGCAATCAATAATCTGTACAGTGTCACCGTCAATACATGACGAGGCTACTGGTAACGTAATAGTCTGGCCGCCGGCCGTACATAAAATACGATCGTTGACTAGCGCATTATACGCTGTTCCTGCATTAACCCTAGTAACTGATCCAGCAGTTCCAGTTGTTGTTATATATCTTCCCATTGTGAAAGTTCCTTTATCAGTTGTATTTATGCCGTCGGCGTTTCGATGCCAAACGCAACAGCATTAACGTTTGCTGTACTTGACCAAACTACTAGGTACTTTCCAGCATCTAGTACAAGTCCAGTACGTTCAAGTACGCCCTTTGGCATTATTTCTGTATCAAATTCAATCCACTCATCAACTGTTGGCGTTGCCACTGCCGAAATTGCTACTCTGCAGGTTACCGCAGAATTACTTCTATTGCAAACTGATATAGTTGCTACTGTAAATGTAGTCGACGGAACTGTATAGACCGTCGTATTTGTAGATGCCAATAAGTTTGCTGTTCCTAATCTTCCTGTTGCCATAATAATTCTCCGTTATCCTAGTAGTAAGAAATCCATTGCTAACGGTAAACCATTAATACCGCCAGTGAAATTCATTGTTGCTGTTACGTTAATCTGTACACCAGTAGTAGTACTAATACTATTACCGGCAATATAGATAACACCCGCCGTTAGTGTATTTACATTCAATGCGCTTGAACCGCCACCAATTTGGCTACTAATGTATGCTTTAATAGCTTTTTGTGTGGGTACAATATTATCGCTATTTGCGCTAAAATATTGATCTGTTGAGAAACTAGTAATAGTTGCTCCTGTTCCGCCCAATGCTACTGAACCTAATGTTAATGAGTTTAAGCCTGCCAAGTTAAATGCGTCAGCATTAATACTTGCTACACCAGTTGCCTGCTGAACACTAAACAATGTACCAACTGTGAAGTTACCGTCCTGATCTGTACTTGTGTAGAATACTCGTCCGCCACCGTTGCCAACTGTTTGTTTTGTAACGTCTGCTGGCTGTGTTGGGATACCCGGATAATTAGTAGTAGTTGTGCCGCCTGTTCCAATGCTTAAAAAGTCATGCCCTGTTAATCGAACTTGACTGTACTTAATACGCATAGTTGTTAAAGTAGTATGTGCCGGAGCAGTAACTTGTGTAAATTGTGGACTTATTTGGAATCTTGCGGTGTACGGACTTTGACCGCCACCTGTACCTAAATAATTGTTTACCGCAACTAACTTATAGAATGTACTATCTCCTGCAAACACCACGTTTGATCCAGGAGTTGGACTAGTTGTTAGTCCTGATACGTTGATATAATATCCAGGTTGGAACTTATCTGCGTATCCATTACCTTCAACTGTTGCAATTGCAGTTGCGAATTGTAATCCTCTGTTGGTAAATGTTGGATTTGCCAGTGCTCCTACACCAATTCGAGTTGACCAAGTAGCTGTGCTAGTTTGATTAGGGTCAGTAATAGTCAATGACGGAATTGTACTATATCCGCTTCCTGGCTCTATTAGTCGAATTTCACTAATTGAATTTGCTGATACTTTTACTCTTGCTTGTGTTGTACATCCGGCAACAATACTGTTTGCCACAACAGTTGATGTGGTTAGCGCAACCCATAAAGGTACAGAACTTGGATTACCGAACGCAATAGCTGGCCATGCTGCCGCGGCTCCTGCTAGAGTTCTTGGAGTCCAATTTGCTCCGTCTTCTGATGTTGCGGCAGCGGTTGTCGACCCGGTTGCGACAGCAAAGAATAATCCTTGTCCGTAACGAACTTTGGTCCATGCTTGACTTACTGGCATTCCGGCACTTGACTGTATCCAAGTAAGTCCGTCTTTGCTGTATGCTGTAATTCTGCTTCCAGTAGCAACAGCAACAAACACGCCTTTACCAAAAGTCACACTTGACCAGTTGGCTATTGCCGGTAATGCTCGTGATATCCATGACAGTCCGTCCACGCTTGATGCCGCTTGGGTGCCGCCTGACGCAATGGCCACATATGTTCCGGCACCGTAAGCAACGCCAGTCCAGTTAACGCTAGCCGGTAACGCACCGGTAGCATTCCAAGTAGTACCGTTTGTCGAGTAAGATGCGCTGGTACTACCAGTTTTTACTGCCATAAATACGCCGTTGCCGTAGCATATAGATTGCCAGCCAGCACCTCCACCTAGTGTTCCGCCTGCGGTCCACAAGGCCGTTGGATCGGTAGTATAGTTTGAGGAAGCGTCAAAATTGCTGACAGTAACCCATCGTCCGTTACCGTATGCTATTGAATTCCACAATGTATTAGAAGTTAACGCACCGCCCGTTGCCCAAGTTGTCCCATCTGAACTAATTTGAGTAGCTGCACTACCAGCGGCAAGCGCAACAAAGTAACCGCCAGCGCCAACACCAGTATATGTAAAGTTAAGAATTGCGCCAATTGATATTCCACTAGATGGAGCAGTAGCAACTAATGTTACTGTAATTGTTATATTGTTAGTAGTACTTACACCCCCAACACTTGTTCCTGGAATAGTAAGTACATCGCCAATTTTATATAGCGTGCCGCCTTGACCAGATATTGCGGTATTAGTAGTTACAACATACGCAGTACCAGTTCTTGCTACTGTAAATGTTGCTCCGCTACCACTGCCGCCTGTGGCTGTTACACCTGCGTTTGCTACACCGTTATAATTTACTATAGTGTCACCGTATACGCAATCTGACCAGGCACTGCTTATTGAGGTGCGTGACGTTGCCGAATATGTAGGACTAGTAAATGTTATTCTTGGTTCAATAATATATGAAGATGTTAAATCCAGTGAGCTAACTATTGCTGTACCAGTAATTATATGATCCCATCCAACAGCATTTAAAATTAATCCGCTACTGCTAGATGATGTTCCCACTGCCACAGCCACTACGCCGCCTGAACTTGATGCAACACTGAACTGTGTTGAAGTTATAGATGATCCAATTACGTAATAAATTGTACCTAACGCAATTGTAGACATACCAGTTAACAGTGCGCCAGTAAGTATCACTGGCATGTTAGCATATAAAGATGTCGTGTCAGCAACTGTTAGTAAACTTGATCCTGCGGCAGATATTGATAGTGTTGTAAAACTTTCTTTAGCTACAATACCTGCTTTAGTACCGTTGTTATAGGTAGTAAAGTAACCAGTTTGTCCAACACCAGAACCACCGGTAACTATAACACGCATACCGATGTATGCGCCAGTAATACCTGCGTCAGTTGCCGCAATAACAATACTTGTAGCAGTGCCGCCTTGAGCTACGTTAGTTTGAGTTATGTAGTTAGCACCATTAGCTAATACTCTAGATTCAAATACTGCATTATCTCTAAATTCATTTGCTACAGTGGTCACTCCGTATCCAGTTCCACTAATACTAAATGTTGCAGAATTATATTCTGTGCCGGCATTGACAAATTCAATACGATAAATTCGATCAGTACTGTCTGTTAATACTGCACCTATTTCTGCTTGATAATATCGGTTGTTAACTCTTGCTATAATAGGCTCTTCATAAGTGTCAACACCTTCAGCTAATGATCCATAGGTACCGTAAGAGTTATTACCATTGGTTGCTCGCATTTTACCGCCAAGTTCAGCTAGATAACCAGCATATGAATAGTATGCGAACACGGATACTAACTCAGTTAGTGCTTGCGATCCAGTACACCATACGCCAATTCCATCACTTAGAATGGTAGTATAGTCGTTAGCAACAATAGATCTGTTACCAGCACTGTGTAATGCTCCGTCAATTTTCATACCAATACACCCAGTACCAAACATTGTTACGTTTTGAGTGTACGGGCTTTTTGGACTTATCCATACATTTTTGTCGTTAGGACCGTATCCAGGATCTAACGAACTGTATGCTCCAGCAGTTACTCGGCTAGTTCCGTAGCTGTTTGCAGCAGTTAGTGTACCAGTTAATCCGCTTAATGTCATGTTTCTTAAGCCTGTTCCATTACGTAACAAGAACATATCTGATAATACTGATCCAGATACTGAATGTTTATATATTGTAGCGGCACGTAATGCTTTGTAATTTCCTAAGAGAGCTAAATCGTACACTAGCGCATTAATGTAAGCGGCTGTATTTTTCTTATATTCTGTAATACTAAAATTATATTTTACGGCAAACGGGTCTGGCGAGGCAGACGCTGTGACTAGCGGAAATACCGTTGCTGATCCCTGAACTGCTGTTAGTGTAAATGCGTTTGTTGTAGGTGTTGTTAAGATGTAATAAACAGTTCCTGCTACAATATTTCCAAAAGTAGTTCCTGAAAATACTACAGGGTCGCCTACAACAAAATTATGATTGGTACCGGTGATCGCTCTGTTATTTGTACCGTCAGTACTTACTATAGTGTTGCTGTAAGTATAGTCTACCCACGCAGTAGCTTCGTTTGATAAAAATGTTGCGTTAGCACGTAATACTTCAGCACCGTTAATTGAAGTTACAACATTGTTATATGATCCAGTTCCTGTAGTTTCAACAACTTCACCAATGGTGAATGAGGTGTTACCACTATCAGCTGTTAATGTTTTAAGAACAACACTACCGTATGTTTCTGTAATTGTAAACGTTGTTGAATTTGTAACTGCCACAATCCAATATTTTCGTCCAGTAGAGAGAGTTCCTACGCCAGCAGTATCAAATGTAATTGGCATTCCAGGCATCATTCCAGCAGTACTAGGAATAGTAATATTGCCGCCTACAAATGTTTGAGTAGCAATGGATGTAAATGTTGTTGTACCGGCAATTGATAAAATCATATCATCAATTGACACTATTACTTGTTCAGCAGTGTCGTATGCTGCAATTTTCTTAGCTTTATGAGCTATAAAATTAATTGCGCCACGTTCGGCAGTTGCTTGATTTGCCAGTACATATTGCGCACTTGTTGTTGCTCTGTAATAAGACATTGCTGCAGTAATTGAATTGAAATTAGTACCAAACATCAAATCATAGCTAAACGCATCAACAATATATCCAGCATCTCTATAACAAGTGTCACTATTAAAATTTAACGCTTGGTAAAATTTGCGAACCCAACTTACTGCGTCAGATTGAATTTCAGTTTTTGCTAATTGTAGTGCGTTGTAAGCATTTTGCAAAGGAGTACTAGCCAAGGCAATCGCTGCCGTTGGAAGAATTGTTGCCGGGGCTGTGCCGTTAGTAATCCAATCTATGATAGATTGAACACGATCTTGAGCAAATGTTGCGGCGCCTGCTGAACCGGCAGTTCCTGTAACTACTTGACTAAGTGCTGAATTTTTAGTCCAGCCTGCGGTATCTTTAATAACAATATTATCAATAAAACTTTTCAACCATGTATATGCCGCAATAGTTGCTGTTTTTTCAATTGACGCAATGGTTAATGTAGCATTAGAATAATATGCACTACCGGCAATTAATGTTTGCGTATTGCCGCCATAAGTCATATCATATTGTAAAGCATCAAGGATGTATCCTACGTCACGTTGGCAGTTTGCTTGGCCGCCGACGCCTAATGCTACCCATACTGCGTTAAAGTTTGTATTTAAATAACTAGAAACTTCATCTTTAATAAACGCATAGTTTTGTACAATTTGTGCTTTACCGTCACCATACCCTGCTAAGAAACTAGTGTTATATCCTGTTGGGTTAGTAAATGTAAATGTTGGAACTGCTGTTAGACCGTTCTGAACAATATCATTCATGATTGCAGAGTTGGTCAAGATAGATGCTACTGATGCGCTACTGCCAATACCGCTACTTCCAATACCAGTAGTAATGTCTGTAACAATATCTGACATATACGCCAACATACCTAGCTGTGCGGCTTTTTGCGCACCAACTACTAAAGCGGCTTGTGCGGTATAATAACTCATTCCAGCTTTAACTGATCTAAAATTACTACCAAACATTAAATCGTATGTTAATGCGTCTACAATATAACCAACATCTCGTGAACATGTTTCTGTGTTAAACACTAGCAACGGATAGTTTGATTGAACCCACGCTACGGCACTTGCTTGTATTGAGGCTTTTCTTGCTTGAACATCTGCTGCAGCCATTTGTAAAAGTGTACTCACCCATGTAATGCTTGGTGTAAGTTCTGCTGGAGGTGTACCAGTGTTAATTGTAGTGTATATATCTTGAATACGTGCTTGAGCAAATGCTGCCGCATTAGCTGATCCCGCAGTACCGCTTACATCCTGAGTCAGTCCAGTAGTTTTGGTCCAGCCCGCAGTATTACCTGTAGCAATATTATCAATGATATCTTTAATACGTGCCTGAACTGCTAACGCACGAAGCTTTGAAGCAGGATCACCAACGTATGCTCCAAATGTATAATATGAGCGACCGGCAACTAGAGTTTCTAAGTTTCCACCATATGTTAAATCATAAACTACAGCATCAACAATGTAACCAACATCACGTTCACAACTTGTCTGATCTACTCCACCATATGTAAATCCAACAAACGGAGCAATGTTGCCTGCAATCTGTGCGTTAATCCACGCACTAACTTCTGATACTAAAAATGCCTTGTTCGCAACAATCAATCTGCGAGCATTAAAATATCCAGTATCGTAGCTTGTAGGATCAGGTAACGTGAATGCCGGTACTACTCCTAAACCATTATCAACAATGTCTGATATTGTAATAAGATTTGCTGATACTGATGATGTTGCTGTTGTTCCGGCATAACCTAAATACACCTGAGATGCGGTATTACCGCTTGTAGGTGTCACCGCAGTATTAGTTACTAGGTTAGGAACAATTGCCTTTAGTCTGTTTAACACTGATATAGTTTTTGGCTTATCAGTAACTAATGTCATATCGGCCGTTGCTGGTTGAATTACACTACTACGTAATTCGTCGCCAACAACCGCAGTGTTCTTAGGAACTATAATTGGCAATGTTTCTGAATATGTGCCAGTTTTAACTGAAATAGTTGTACCAGGATTTATAACAGCAGGAATTGCTGATGTTGTACCTGAAGCCAAACCTGTAGTAATAATACTTACTAGATTTGTAGCAGTAGTTGAAGTTCCAATTTCAGCAGGGATAATAGGATCAATAATTTGTTTAGCCTGTGCTGATGCAGATACGCTATTTAATGTTTGATAGTTGTCTACTGGAGAAGTATTTGTTAAAATATTAACTACTAATTTATTTTTAAGATAATCTAGTGCTCGAATAAATTGTGGAATTTCTCCAGGAATATTTCCTGCTGCAAATGTCGCGCCACCTGGAGCAAAATATGCTAGAGCTGCCGTTGTTGTCTGTAAAGTCCCGCTATGGCTAATATCAAATGCCAACGCATCAACAATAATGCCAGCGTCTCTTTCTGTTGGTACTGTGCTGAATACGTACGATCCAACGTTTGCGCCTGTTTCTACCGATAACGTTCGTCGGGTGCCGCCAGAAGCATTTGTTATTCCAAATGTTGTTCCGCCGGCAGGAATATCAAATACGTAATATGTTGTTCCCGGAGTAACTCCGCCCACAGTAGTAGTAAAACTAATTGGCATACCCACTGATAAAACTGACGTTGAAGTTGACGTAGTAAATAACGTTGCGTTTGATGATGTAATTGTTACTCTACTAGTATATGTAACATAGTTAGAAAGTTCTTTAACTATAAATTGTTTATTTTTTGTAAGTAGCAGTGCAGCATTAGGATTTAAATATCCTTCTTCAATTTGTCGAGCTGAAAATCTAACAGTTTTCCAAGGCTTGTCAATAGTTAGGCCTTGCCCTGCGCCCAGTACATCAGTACCGCTAGGTGCTACATATACAATGTTGTTAACTACACCAAAATATGACCATTGCGGTGTTGTACCGTTAACACGCAATACTTGTCCGTCAGTCCCAATTGGTAATCTAGTTGGTCCTGCTCCACCCATATATAACGTGTCGCCCTGTGTGGTTAGCACAGATGTAATTGCTCCTGCTGATAATAAATTCCAATAGGTGCCAGTTACATCGTTGTCTGGTCTGTTTGGCGTGCCGCCAGTGTGAGCAAGTATACAAATATAGCTATTAACACCAAATGCTACAGCATCGCCTAGGACATATGACACTCCAGTTTTCCATGATACAGAAGAACCTAATGTAGTTGCTGAGTCTACTGCGCCTGCGGTAGCAGTAATTGTTAATATGACATCATTAGCCGGGGAGATTCCGCCTACTTGAGTTCCTAAGATAGTAACAGTATTTCCGGTAATGTACCCAGATCCTGCAGCATTAACTGTAGCAGTATATCTAGTGTTTACTAACGTAATGTTAAACGATGCTCCGGTACCGCTGCCAATTAAGTTTGAACCTACTACACCGGCAAATGTTTGGCCAGTGGCCGCCCATTTAACGCCGCTGTTTAATCTAGACCAGTTGGTAAGATCAGGCGGAATATTTAATGCGCTTGAAGTATGATCTAATAGGGCAACATATGTGTACCCATTTAATCTTAAAACTTGTCCTACTTTGTAATCTGTAGCAGTTGCCCAGTCACCTTGGAAACTGAATCCAGTAGTAAATAGATCCCAATCAGAAAGATTGCTAGTTGGAATTTTATTGGTATGATTTGTTTTAGAAATGTATGCATAGCCACCGTATGACACAACGTCACCTGGTTGATACACTTCACTAGCTGACCAGCTGTTTTCGTATTCTAATCCGCCAACAAACAACGACCAATTAGTAGCATCTGAAAACAGTGCAGCTGATGTATGGTCTAAGGTACAAATCCAAAGATCGGCACCGTACTTGACAACATCATTTACTTTGTAACGTACTGTGCTGCCACTCCAAGTACCTAAGAATGTAATCCCCTTATGGAAATAATCCCATAATCCTTGATCGTTTTCAAGTCCTAGTGTTGCAGTTGCTGCCGAAGCGTGGCCAGTGTTACATACATAAGTTGTTCCGCCGTATAGCACAACGTCATTTCTCTTATAACGATAGCCGGTTGTCCAATTGCCGATCCAGTCAAGGCCTTTGGCGTAAGTATCCCACTTGCCTTGATCTGCTTCTAATCCGTCGATGTCAGTTGAAGCTGTAGAGCTTGAAGTGTGACTTGTGTTACATACATAAGAAATACCACCGTATCTAACTACGTCCCCAATTTTGTAAAATTGACTTGTTGCCCAGTTATCTCTAAAGTTGAAACTACTAGCATATAAATCCCACTTGCTTTGATCTGCTTCAAGGCCTGCGGTTGTTTCTGGGCTTGTGCCTGAAGATGCTGCCGCATTGCTAGTGTGCGCTGTGTTACATAGATAAATTCTTCCGCCGTATTTTACTAGATCGTTAACTTTATAGTAAAACCCAGTTGTCCAGTTATCTTTCCATTCAGAACCGTCAGATACTTGATTCCATCTTGTTGGAGCATTATTCAAGTCGGTATAGAAATTAGCGTCAGCTGTATGGCCAATCACACATAGATAAGTTTTTCCACCATTTCTAACAATGTCGTCCTTGACATATGTTACAGCCGCTGCCCAGTTGTTCTTCCAGATAAAGCGGATTCTACCTAATTTAAATTCAGCCATTCGATGCTCCGATGTTCATTGTAATGTATTTATTCATTTGTTAATATGTACTTTTGTTATGTTATTTTTGGTTACCTGACCCAAAACCACTGTGGAAGAACGATTTAGCAACCATTGTTCCATTAATTCCCTTTCTAAGATTCATCGAGTTTCTAACAAACAACTGCCCTTGAACTGTAGAATATATTCTGTTTGGTCCGCCTACTCCAAACGTACCCGCCACCACTGCGCCTGCTTGAGCATTGGCGCCGCCACCAGCAATATTTCTTGACAAATATGACTTAATTGCTTTCTGTGTTGGGACAATAGCATCGCTGTTAGCAGTAAAAAAACTATCTGTACTAAACTGTGTGATTACAATAGCGTTAGTTCCGATTGAAAATCCACCAAGTGATAACGTTTGTAATCCAGTTAAACTTAATTGGTCTGCTGAAATTGTAACAATACCCGATGCCTGTTCAACTTGGAATAAATTTCCAACTTTAAAATTACCGTCTTGGTCTGTTGATGTTTGGAATACTCGACCTCCATTATTTTCAACGATTTGTTGAAACGGTAGCGCAGTTGTTACGTCCACATTTGGATAATTAGTTATTGTTTGATTACCAGTACCAATTAATAAAAAGTCGTGTCCAGTAATACGACACTGACTATACTTTTGTCGAATACTAGTTGCTACGCCGTGCGCAGGAGCAACTAGAATTGATAATGGAGGAGCGATTTGAAAGTTTACTGTACCTGCTCCAAGATTATTAATAACTACAATACGATACTGTGTTGCATCGCCTGATATAGTTAAGGCTGCGCCAGGTGTAGGTAAACTTGCTAGTCCGCTTATTGTTAAAAATTTTGCTGTTTGATATATATCCGCAAATCCTGTTCCGTTAACAACAGTTACAACAGTAGTTGATGTTCGATATCCAGTACCTCTAGAAATAAACGTTGGATTCCCAAGAACTCCGGCAGCAGTCCTACAAAGAGTTACTACTTGTAACGTGTAATTGGGATCTGTTATAGTAGCGGTTGGTGCTGAAGAGGTCAAGTAACCACTACCAGGTTCCCATAATTTAATTGAACTTATTTTGCTAGAAGCAACGGTTACTCGTCCAAGAGCACGAGCGCCTGTTTTAATGTATGCTGAAGAAATACTACCAGTGTTTGCCAATGCTACCCAGCCAGGTGTAACAATCAAGTCTATTGCGGGATTGCCAAAGGTTATTGAAGACCATGCCAACCCGTTTGGCAGACTTCTACTGCGCCACGAAGCACCGTCTGAGCTTGATGTTGCTGCAGTTGTACCCGAAGCAACCGCAAAAAATAGTCCTTGGCCATAGTGTAGGTCTGTCCACAGTGTTGCTACCGGAAGAGTTGATTGAATCCATGTTATGCCATCAAACGAATACGCAGAAATTGCTGATCCCGACGCAATGGCAACAAATCGACCGTTGCCCCATGCTACTGAAATCCAGTTTATACTAGCAGGTAACGTTGATTGTGCCCAAGTTCCGCCGCCGTCGGTTGAATACGCAACTACATTATTAGAAGCTCCTGTAATTGCCACCCAAGTTCCGATACTGCCATATACTATACTATTCCAGGTTGCAGTAACAGGTAAGGGACTCGGAAGGGTGGCCCAAGTTGCGCCATCAACTGATGTGCCTGCGCTGTTGGTTGAACCAGGTGCTATTCCTATAAATTTTCCGCCTCCATATGCTATTGCGTTAAACCCAGTTAATGATAAACTAGTTGATGTGTTCCACAATATTGCGTCTGTTGTCCAAGCAACAGTGGCCGATGCAGAGTTTACTGCTACAAATACATTATTAACGCCGCCAAATGTTACCGTGGCCCAAGTACCTGCGGGTAAATTGCCGCCTGCTACCCAGTCGCTACCTGTTAGCGAATACACCGATGTTCCAGTAGTTGAGATTCCAACAAATCGACCGTTACCAAATGCTACTGATTTCCAGTTACCTACTGGCATTCCTTTTAATTGCGCTTGAAACGGTGGTTCTTCAAATCTAATACTTGGTTCAATTGAGTATACTGTAGTTGAATCTATAGGAGTCACTGCGGCTGTGCCTGCTACAATGTTTTCCCAGCCAACAGCATGTACTGCCATAAAACTACCCACCGTTTGAGTAGTAACCGTTGCCGCAGTACCTCCCGGTACTGTGCTGACCGCAAATCCTATTAACGAATAGTTTGCAGCAATAACGTAATATATTTGCCCTGTTGTTAGGCCGCCTAACATACCACCTGCGACTACTGACATAGAGCCAGTGGCATTTGCTAAGGTAAATACGCCACCGCCTGCTGTGGCGCTTATAGCAACCGTTGATCCTATAATATTATTAATATAATATTGAGTTCCACTTACAATGTTTCCAAAAGTTGAACCGCTAAACACAATCAACTCTCCAACATACATGTTCACCGTTGATGTTAATGATACTAAATTATTAACTCCAGTTATTGCAACTGGTGCTAATACTGTGCCGACAGTTTGTCCAATACTAAGTCTCCAAACACTACCGGCACTAAATCCTGAAATATTTGCTTCAATTCTAGTGTTAGCTAAAATAGTAGACCCAGATAACACCATTCCTACCGCGATAGCTCCGCTAGTTACTGAAGTAACATATAACGTAGTTCCTATAATATATCCAGCTGATATGTTAACAATAGTTCTTGACGTTAAAAATCCCGTAGTATTCTGTTGATTTGGAACTATTACTACTGCTGTCCCTACTGGAAATGATGTTGTGTCTTGTACTGAAATTATGTTATTTGTGGCAGATGTTGCTGATGATGTTAGTGCAGTAGTACCTTCTTTTCCCACTGTGACTATTTTACCAACCGCATCGTAATACGCAATATATCCGTATTGGCCAACTCCGGTACCACTAGTAATAATTACTCGCATGCCGTAATAGTTGTCAAAAGTATTTTGATCATTTGACGCAATTGTAATTGTTTGAAGGTCTCCGGCTTGTGCTTGGTTACCGGAAGTTAGATATCCGCTTCCGCCTGCTGAAAAATCTGATCCTAAAATTCGAGATTCAAAAATACCATTATCCCTAAATTCGTCAGCAATTACACTGGCTCCCGAACCTGCGCCTGTAAACGCAAACGATGCGCCTGTATAATTTTGACCAGCGTTGCTAAATTCTAATTTGAGAAGTTTGTTAGTTGCCTCTCCAATAAATGCTGATGCTATCTGAGCATGTTGATTTCTATTATTAACAGTGCCAGTAATAGGAACTTCAGTAAGATCAAATCCTTCAGCTACGCATCCGTAATCACCATAAGATGTATTTCCGTTAGTAGCACGAATTCTTCCGCCGTTTTCCGCAATATATCCGCAATGACTATAATAAGCAAACACTGATACTAATTCAGTTAATGAAGAAGGACCGGTACACCACACGCCGATACCTTCGCTAATCAGCGTGGTATAGTCGTTAGCAACAATGGATCTGTTTCCACCGTTGTGTAAAGTTCCGTCAATCTTTAATCCAACACATCCTTTTCCAAATAAGGTAACGTTTTGAGTATATGGTGATTTAGTAGTGATGTGTACCGAAGTGTCATCTGGACCCGTTCCTGGATCTAATGATGTATATGCTCCGCCGGTTGGTCGTTTAGAACCATATGAGTTTGCCGGACCTAATCCGCCAAGTAGTCCAGTCAATGTCATGTTACGAATTCCGCAAGCGTTACGAACATAAAACATATCTTTAATTGCGTCACCGCCGTAAACGGCTGCAGACTGATCGACAGTGTCTGTTAAGGGTAGTGGAACAACGCCATTTGCTGTAAATGACACTTGGAATGTTGTTGGTGTAATTGATGAGCCAATTACATAATATGTTTGTCCGGATTCGAGTCCTGCAAACCCCCCAAGTGTTGCCGTCATTGCGCCAGCGGCATCAATTTGAGTAACAATTACTGAGCTACCAAAGGCGGCACTGACTGTAATAGTAGCAGTTACAGAATCGTATGATTGTATATAATAGGTTGTTCCTGCTACTATGTTACCAAAAGAGGAAGGGCCAGTAAACACTACCGGCATATTAATATATGCTCCGATGGTGAATCCTAACGTAATCTTATTGCCATCTGACGATGTAGCGGTTGCTGTGGTAATAATTGTAGGAGTTACTATTTGTATGTTTATATTTGCTGTAATACCAACTGTGGTATTAACAGTAATTCTATTGGTAGACGAGCTTGAAGCTGTTGCAATACAATTAATAACAACTGCTGGTTGAATAACCGTACCCCGCAATTCATCACCTACTAAGGCAACACCTGCCGGAATCTTAATTGGTAGTGTTTCATTGTACGTACCAGTCTTAATATTAATAGTTGCCGGGCCCACTAGTGGACCGTTTGGCTGACCAGGAGCCGGTGACCCGCCGCCCTGTTCGCAGGCGTACTTGACAGTTCTCCATGCCGTTTGAACTGTTAACCCATAATCTGGTCGGTCCGTTCCTGTTGGAGAGACATAATAAACTTTTCCAATAATTCCCCAACTATCCCATGACGGTACTGACAGCAACGTGCTTGGCGAAATTTTTGCTTTTAATAATGCTCCGTCCACGCCAATAGCAACTGCTGCCGGGACACCTTGGTTAAATGATTGTATATCACCTTGTGTTTGCAAAGTTTCAAACTGCTCGCCTCTAACATATATGTCCCAGTTACCAGTATCAATTGTAGGCGGATTTGCTGAAAGATGTGTGTTGGTACAAATATATGCTGTTGAATAATATGTTACTACATCGCCGATAGTGAAAGTTGTACTAATTAACCATCGATTCATCCACTTCATGCTTGGGATAACAATTTCCCAGAACGCAGTATTATTCAATGTATCTTGATTTATACTGTCAGCAACCGCAACATATAGATAGCCACCGCGTCTTACTAGGTCACCAGTTTTATATGCTATGGCCGAGTCCCATTCATTACGAATATTATAATTCTTTACAAGTAGTGTCCAATTTACTGTACTAGTTGATGGAATGTTTGCAATATTGTTTGTAGTATTGCTAGTATACTGGTAGCCACCATAGGTAACTATATCACCTTTAATATAATAAACTGCAGCGTCCCATGCGTTGACAAACTCTAATCCAGGAACCCACACAGAAAAATTATCAGTGTTAAATCCAATGTCAGATGTATGTGAAATTACACAGATATATAAGTCAGCACCGTATTTTACAATATCATTTAATTTATATCGAGTACTTGCGGTCCAGTATGTCTTGTATTCTATACCGTTGTGTAGTACACTCCAGTTACTAATATTAGGATCAATACCTGTAGCAAGTGTAGAGGCAGATGTATGATTTAACGTACAAGTATATACAATTCCGCCGTATTTAACAATGTCGCCAATTTTGTATCTAGTATTAATAGCCCAGTCAGTTTTCCACTCATAACCATAACTTAGTAAAGTCCAGTTTCCACTGTTTGCTTCTAATCCTAGCGCAGTAGTTGCCGAGGCCGTGTGTCCTAGAGTACATTTATAAATTCTACCGCTGTAACGCACAAGGTCATTTAGTTTATATCTACGAGAAGGAGTCCAATCAGTGGTCCAATTATCACCAATAGCATACGCCGTCCATTTACTTTGATCAGATTCTAGCCCCAGTGTTACCGTCGATGCGCTAGTATGACTTTCGTTACAGATATAAACTATTCCGTTGTATCTAACATAATCACCTAGATCATAAAAAGTAGTACGTTCCCAGTTGCCTTTCCATTCGTATCCGTCAAACCATAGTACCCATTTTGGATCAGCGAGATCTGGTTGAGGCGTAGTATTAATAAATTCTAGATCAGTATTAAAATCAGCTGACGCAGTGTGCCCCACTAAACATACATAAGATTTTCCGCTGTATCGAACAATGTCGTCTTTAGTATAGACGGTGGCGGTTGCCCAGTCTGATTTCCAAGTAAATCTAATTCTGTTTAATTTAAATTCTGCCATTTTCTACCTCAATATTTTTAACTTAGTGTATTTATATGCCGGCTGGATACGGATATTTTGTATCGGTTCTTACGCACAATTGCCCGTTGGCATCAATATAATAGTATAAATTCCTGTTGTCCCAACGCATTTGTTCGTATTTTAAATTGTCATATATTAATTCATGGGTAACATCGCGACCCTCAAAAAAATCTACACCTGCTTCAAACTCAAGATAGTTACCGTCAACTGTGCCGTCGTTGTTAATCTGTACACTATCTTCTCTGCTTAGTTGATTAATCCGAACAAAATATACTTCTCCGTCATCAGTTCTACGTAATGCGTAAAAATATTTTGGTGATCCGCCAAGTAAGTCGTTTGGTGTTCTTCCAAATTCGTAATTTTCTGCCATGTTAATTTCCTTTAAATAATCTCAGCATAGCTGATGACTGCATCAACACTTGCGGTAGTATCACTAACAATACGTAGTGTACAATTTTCAGCAAGAATAATTTTCTCACCATTAGTTACTACTTTAGCACTAGTGTACGGCGCAATTACCAATTGCTTAATATAATATCCTTCAACAGCAGTGTCGTTTATTATTTTAATATCTACAATCACATCCTCATCCTTTGTGTTTGCGAGGTTACACCCAATGATTGTAAATCTACTGGCAGCACCTGCGACTAAATCTACAGGAGTTGTTCCAATGTTTTTACTTACTGTTGTTCTAAAAAAGTTTGCCATAATTTATTATCCAAATATTAATGCTGATGCTATACCAAGGCTGTTAGCTTCAATGGTTGTAACACCGCCAGACGCACCTGCTACACTGGTCCAAGTAACGCCGTCAAACACTTCAACAAGTTGTCCAGTAGTATTAAATCTAGTCATACCTATCTCAGTTGTTAGTGGTCGATCTAGTGAGCCGTTGCCAGATGGAATAACTACTCCGTTGGTTCCGGCAAATTTTACATACCCTGTTCCAGTGCTGGTAAATTCTGTAACAGCGCCAGAGACCACATTAGTAACGCTATTGTTATAAATTCTTAAATTACCTAACCTAACTCCGCCGGTGCCGGTTGCTGTTAAATTTAAATCTGAGTCTGCGGTAATACTAGTAATAGTACTGCCGTTTAAATCCATATTACTTGTTTGAACTCTTTCAGCAAACAACTTGGTACTATCAATTGTTACCATTAAGCTGTTGTCAGCATAAAAATATAACGTATTGTCGTTTGCGCCCGGGGTTGCCTCAGCAATAATCTTAGTGTTACCGTCAGTGTCTTCAACACCACTTAAGGTCTGCCAGTAACTGCCATTGTATCCTTCGTAACGATTTAAATCTGTATTAAATCGTAACATCCCACTGCCCGGGGTGCCTGGTCGATCAGTTGTGCCGTTACCCACTGGAATTTGTAAACTTTGCGTATTGTTAATAATTACATTGCCAGTGCCTTGCGGAGTAAGAATAATGTCACTGTTAGTGGAAATACTTTGAATATTATTATCACTAACTTTGATATTTTCAATTACTACGTTGCCTAACCCGTTGGCCTGTAATTGTAAATCTGTTCCTGTCGTCGATACTGTGTTATTTTCAATTCTAACTTGCGGTAATTGTAAATATCCAGTGCTGGTTACATAGCCAGTGATGTCTAAATTGCCACTAGAAGTAAAATTACCAGTTTGTATAATGTCGCCAGTTTGCGTAATTGTACCAACAACTGTGGTATTTTTTAAGAAAGTTGTTCCTGTTGTAACTGTCAAGTTATTGTCAACAGTTAAATTTTGATCAAACTCAACATCGTTACTTGGAACAACAATTTTTCCAGTTCCGTTTGCTGACAATATTAAATTATCATTACCAATAGTAGTGCTAATTGTATTGCTGTCAATAACTAGACCGTCAACTTCTAATCTGCTTAGATATGCGTTGTTCCAACGTAGGCTAGCAGTACCTAAATCATAAAATGCTGTTGTAGCAGGTACAAGGTTACTGTTGATGCCCGCAACAAAGCTAATAGTGTCAGTTGTCTGATCGCCAATTTGAATGTTACCGCCAATATTTACATCGCCAGTTACATCTAAATTACCTGTAACAAAAGTATTATTTTGTAAATTAATTGCGCCACTAGCAGCCGTTACAATAATATCACCAGTTAGGCTGTCAATATTATTATCGTGAATTCTGATATTGCCAGTTGTAATATCGGCTGGAGTAATTATTGTAGTGTTAACACCGTCAGTAAATGTTACACCAGTGGCACTGGTAATTGTTAATATCTGGCCGTTGAATACTACTTCGCCTGTTTTTTGGTTAACAGAAAAACCAGCTCCAACTGTAAAGTTACCTTCATTATCAACACTAGTGTGATAAATTTTTGCGCCGTTTAATTGTACAAATTCGTTAGCGGCAATTCGATCATTAGGGTCGTTAGTTAATAACTTTCCAGCACCAATATACGCAACGTTATGACTTACAAAATACCCAATAACTCCAATACCATCACCGTATACACCATAGTCACCATAGATACTAGCTGAACCGATTGATCTAACCTCAACTCCGAAGTCACTGTAGTCGGCAAAGTCAATTAATGTTGCGGTGCCACCGGCACTAGTTCTTAAGTCTTGGAATGTAATGCCATCGTCTAAAATAGTTGTAGAATTATTGTTACCGTTAAAATGTAATAATAATACTGTACTTAGGTCGCCGGTCAGCTGTGCTGTAGGTACTGGGAATGTTGTGGTATAACGTGCTACACCTTTGCTAATTCTTACGTCATCAATGTAGCCATTAAATCCAAGAGTTCCATCAAAACGTGCGCCAATAACTAGCGGACATTGAATGTAATTAGTAATGTCGGTATATGTACTACCAACTTGTGTTCCATTAACAAATAATTTAGTGCTTGTTCCGTTTCTAGCAACGGCAACGTGTGTCCAAGTGTTTAATGCTATGGTGCCGCCTGATATAGCGGAAACTCCGTTTACAAAATATAGTAAGCTACCGCCGGGTTGAATATTTAAAAATGGAGCTGCTTGTGGAGTTGCTGTTCTAAAATCAAAAATTACCTGGACAGCACTTTGGCCGCCAGTATTATAAATCCAAGATTCAATTGTAAAACTAGTTGCTGTTCCGCTAACGTCATCAGAGATGTCTGTATCCCCATGAACTAATAATTTAGTATTAAAATCGTCAACAAATGCTGTAGTAGTAGGGGTAAATGTTGCAGTATATCTTGCGGTATTGCTTACTCTAAAATCATCAATATAACCAGCAAATGCGGTTGTACCGTTGTATTGAGCGCCAACTACTAAGGGCTCTGTAGTGCCGTAGTCAGTTGCGTCAGTGTAGGTAGCGGTAGATACTACACCATTTATAAAGAATCTTGTTACCCCGCTAGCACGACAGATAGCAAGATGATTCCAAGCATTGTTAGTATGAGCATTACTACTTGTTAATACAAATGCGCCATTTACAAATAATCTTAAATTGCCGCCACCGTTGGACTGAACGGCGATTGAATTTTCAGTTAATGTTGTTCTTGTATCAAACAAGTATTGTGTAGCTACTACTGTTTTATAGAACCAGCCTTCTATAGTAAAATCGCCTGTGCCAAATCCATAATCTGTATCTGTAGCAATGCTGAGATAGTCACCTGTTCCATCAAAAGCAATACTACTTCCGCCAAATTTGCTTTGTGTTGCGCTGACTGAGGCATCACCGTTAACTGTAATTGTTTTAGCAATTCTTGATATAGTTGACGGAAAAGCAAAGTCAGGTTGTGTTGCTATACTGGCATAATCGCCAGTGCCGTCTAATGCTAAACTTGCTGTGCCAAATTTCTTAACTGCTGTGGAAAGTTTAGCGTTGCCTTGAGCGTATACTGTTTTTCCTGCGCGGTCAGTGATTGTTTCAAACCCTAAACATCGGCCAGTAAGATTTACATAGTTACCGTCAATACTGGTAATAGTTCCTGTGCCTAATACTGTTGTTCCGTCTGTACCATAATAAGTTACAGTGTTACCTACAGCCCATGTGCCAGTGCTAGTGTCAATGCGTAAGCGTGTTAATCCAGCACCAGCAAATCCTGCTTCACTAGAATATAAATTAAATCCTTTGTCAGCAAAATAACTAAATGAGTTTAACCACTCAATACGTACACCGTTGGTTGCTGTAACTGTTTCTTGGTTAGGTGTAAAAAATGTAACGCTATGAAATAGCATACTGGCTTCTTTACTTAATGCGTTGGCTACGCTGCCGTCAGCAAACACTCCTTTACCTGCGTCGTTTTGATCAAACCCGTAAGGATCGCTTGGGCTAGTAACACTTCCACGAGTTAAGACCGTTATGTTTTTAATGTACGGGCTACGATTAGATACTGTGAATCCTGTGGCAAAACGGAACCCATACCCAGTGTTGTTTGTACCGTTGTACCTAAATCCAGTAACGGTTAAATCTTCAACCGTAGTCTCACCGTTGAGTAAGAACGCATCTTTGTCAACTGTTCCTGCAGTTGGCTGAATAGTAACAGCACGAATTCCAGCACCTTTAATAGCCGCCCCGGCAGGAATAGTTAGGGGGAATATCTCAGTATATACACCAGGGTAGATGTAAACAGTATCACCGGCACCAGCTAGACTTAACGCATATTTTACAGTAAGTACTGGATTATTTTCGTGTTCGCCTGCGTTAGAGTTACTACCTGTAGTAGCAACATAATAGATATTGCCCTGTGGTAATTCTAAATTAATTCCGTTAATTGTAATCCCAGCAGTGGTAATACTAGTAGATTGAATATCAGTAGTATAAACATTAGCCCATCTCTTAAAAGTAGATCCTAAATCATATAACGGTGTATATAACGGAGATTGGTTGTCTGGAATAATGTTACTGGCAACATCGGCTCTAAAGTCAACTGCATCGGTATTAGCATTACCAATGGTGATTAGTCCGGCCGAGTCTCCATCGACTTGTAAATTACCAGTTACGTGTAAATTACCGTCAATTAATGTATTGCTGTTAATATTTACTTGGCCTGTGCCTAGTGTGTTAAATGCTAAATCAGCATCAGTAACTGTTGTACTAATTGCGTTAGTTGTCAGTTGTAGGTTACTATTAACTTGTAGTTTACCTTGATAAACTACTGCGTTTGCGCCGCCTGGTTCTAAGTTAATAACTGAGTTTGAGCTTGCTATTGTATTGCCACTTAACGTAAATGTAGCAATTGTTGTTTGTGTATCTACTATAGCATTTGTTGAGCGGACAGTTCCGTTGACATCTAAATCGTAGTCAGGTGTGCCAGTGTTTATACCAACGCGGCCATTATTAACATCAAGATAGAGTAGGTCTGTCTCAAAGGCTAAATCAACTCCGTCACGAAGAAGATTGGACTTTAAGAGCGGACCTGAAATGCGACCAACAGCCATATGCGCTCCTTTATACACCGAGTTTCACGGATAACCACCTTGCATTGCGGGTTTACCACAGTCGAATATCGTAAAAGTTTGGTCAACTTTTACAGTAATAGTATTTAGTGGATTTTGGCTTTTAGCCTAGAATGAGAGACCAAAAGTCCATGATGTCAAGGACTTCGCCAAGTGGTGCCGCGCCCAGTGTGCCCACAGCTGGAATCCAGATTGTGCCGTTATATACTTCCATATAGTTTAATGAAGTATTATGGCGTACTTCGCCAATTTCTGCGGTTACTGGTCTTTGATTTTGCGGAGTGCCTGGCGCATACGCAGGGTTACCTGTTCCTATGGGGATTACAACTCCGTATGTCCCTCCAAATTTTACATAACCAACGCCAGTGCTGTTAAATGTTAGAGGACCGTTAGTATTATTTCTAATAGTGTTTTCTGGAAACGATAAATTATTTAAATTAACAGAGGCAGTACCGTTAGGAGCAAATATTAGATCATCTCCGCTAATACGATTATTAACAGTATTTTCACTTAGTCGAATATTATCAATATGCATTAGATTATTCAGCAAGGCAGTAGTGTTAATTCTAGTAGTAAGGGTGCCGTTGTTGTAAAATCTTAAAGCGTTATCATTGGCTCCAACAGTTAGTTCAGGCGTTATATACGTGTCTCTATCAGAATCGTAAATGCCTTTTAGAGGAATTATGCCGCCGGCAATTTTACCTTCAAAGACTAATGTTGTTGAATTTAATCGAACCTCACCAAGAGTTGTTAACACTCGATTTGTGTCATTGCTAGTTGGTAAACGTATTGCTTTTGTAGAATTAATAACTACATTGCCAGTGCCGTTGGGGGTAAAATATATACTCTTTTCACTGTTAGTAGTTGCTCCACTCCACACATTACTAATAGTATTATCAGTAATTTTAAGTCGACTATCAAGCACAACTCCATTACTTCCGCCGGCTGTAAAGTTTATATCAGCGTCTAGATCAATGGCACTAATATAGTTTCCACTAATTTGAATTCTTGACGACTGGAGATAATTGCCGCCAGTAATGTTGTTAACACTGATAATATTACCAGTTATTCCAGTGTCACCAGTTTGATTAACGTTACCAGTGTGTGTTAGTGTTTTTGGTGATAAAATTGTGCCAATTTCTGTATTCTTTAAACTAGTAGCACCGTTAACTGTAGTAGTTCCAGTAACTTGTAAATTGTTTGTAATGTCTACAGACTTTAACGGTGCTGATATAACTCCAGTACCTGCGGCAACTAGTCTTAAATTAGTGTCAGTAGTTAGTGTAGTTATTGTGTTTGATGCTATTTGTGTAACATTGTCGATGTTAACAGAAGTTAAGTATGCGTTGCCCCATACTTTAGGAGTAACTCCGCCAGTTCCTAGTGTAAAAGTATTGTGTACGTTAGGTTTAATTGTCTGAGTTAACAACGGACTAACACTTACTGTGTCTAACGGATTGTCCCCTAGATAAACATTACCCTTGACTAATACATCACCGCTTACTCCTAATGAGCCGGTTACTGTAATATCAGTGTTTAAAGTAGTAATACCTGTTTGCGCTGAAAAATTAACTGGCCCTGATACTGAGTCAATATTATTATCGTGTATAACAATATTGCCAGTTGATATTAAATGAGCGTCAATTACTGTTCGGCCGCCGGCCCCTTCAAGGACAATACTACCTCCAGCGGAAAAATCTAATGCTTGTGCGTTAAATGTTATTGCGCCGGTTTGTTGATTTACATAAAAAATATCGCCAATACGGTAATCACCTTTGTGATCCATACTGTCGTAATAGAGTTGGCCGCCATTGATTGCGACAACTTCGTTAGCTTGTATAACTAAATCGTAATCGTTTTGACTGTCGGCACCTGTACCAATATACGCAAAATTATGCCCAACTAGGTACCCTAGTGTGCTTGCGCCATCTGCTACTGCTCCATAATTTCCGTAAACGTTAGCCGAACCAATGCTTCGAAACTCGGCGCCAAAGCGAGTACTGAGACTAGCAAATCCTGCTGTACCTTGTGTTAAGTGTATTCCTCTGTTGGCAAAATAAGTAAAAGAATTTAACCATTCTACACGGGCGCCGTTTGTAGCAGTAACACCGTCTGCGTTTGGCACAATAAATGTTACGCTATGGAATAGTATAGTTGCTTCTTTACTGTCAGGATGTACTACTGATCCGTCAACTAGTGCTCCACGGCCGGCGTCACCTGACGCAAATCCTAAGGTAGGATCAATACTAGCAAACCCGCCAGTAATGCTGTCAATATATCCCGGAAGAGCTTCACCCCCATCTAGTATAATATCATATACTTCTGATAGTAGGCCGCCATCAATACTATCTCGAAGGTCAATTGCTGTCCCTTTATTTAAAATTGAAATATTTTGAACATATGGACTGCGAGTAGTTACTAGACAATTTGGTGCTAATCTAAATCCGTAACCTGTATCATTTACACTATCGTAAAAGAAACTGCCAACTGATAAATGAGCAACAGTAGTTTCACCATTTAGTAAAAACGCATCGTTATTATTTGTTCCGCTTGATGGAACTATGGTAACTGCTCGGATGCCTGCGCCATTAACTGATACACCTTGTGGAACAGTTAAAGGAAAGTCTTCAACGTATGTTCCCGGAAATATTACAATATTATCCCCGGCTACTGCTTGACTTAAAGCATGTTTTACAGTTCTATATGTGTTGTGTAGATGTACACCGTTGTTAGTATCGTTACCGTTTATGCTAACATAGATAGTGTTACCCTGAGGCAACAACATGTCAATACCATTAATTGTTAATGCGTCTGCTTCTAACGTTGAGGTATTAATATTTGTTGAATATACCGTGTTCCACTTTTTAACAAGTGACCCTAATGCGTATGTATTGTTAACGTCAGGTATAATATCACTGTTAATATCAGCATTAAATATTACTCGATCAGTATCATCACTACCAATAGTAATAGTATTGCCATCCCATTGTAAATTTCCAGTGACTGTTAAGTTACCATTAATGTTTACATTGGTTGTATAAAATTGAAGCTGGCCAATACCGTTAGCAGTAATTTCAATGTTGTCGTCAGCAAGCAGAGTACTGATGCTCGAATTAACTAATTTTAATTTTGCGGTGCGTATCTCATTTGTAACAATTTGCGGATCAACTGCCTGATCCGGCTGAATAAAAATTTTGCCCGTTGGTCCTGAATTAGGATTCTGAATTTTGTATGTTAAAAATACTAGGTCAGCAAATTCGGCTTGTGTATCAATTATCCAGTCTGTAGGGAACAGTAGATCTGATTTAGCAAAGTGGCTAGTGCCCGTGATTTGTAATTTTTGACTTGGGCTGTTGTTGTTAACACCAAGTCCAACAGTTTTTAACGGATTAGATAAATCCGTGACTGACAAGTATAGTAAGTCTGTTTCAAATGCTAGATCGCTACCGTCTCTTAGCAAGTCTGCTGAAAGTACCGGACCGCCAATTCGACCTATTTGTGACATAGTTTTTAAATTCGATTACTGATCGAATCCATGTAGAATAACAATTGGGGTTGATAATCCCGGGGTTGTTGATGTAAATTGAATATAAAATTTAGTAGAGTTAGGACCTGTATCATAAGGTGCGCCAATCTGTACACCCGTTTTTATTAGATAGTTATCAGTCCACGTTTGAAACACATTACCAACAATAACAATTAAGTTATCGCCAGTCCAAGTCTTACCATTCTCTACAGTTGCCGGTGGCTGTGGTGCTAAAGGACCGTACACTTGAGTAGCGTTATCGCCTACATAAGTTTCTCTATCAATACCTGTTGCTTCTTTATAGCGTAGTGTTCTCCAACTAGCCGGGTTGCCTGAAAACACTTCAACATCTTTACTAGTTGTGTTATAACGAATCATGCCTTCTACTTGAACTGCCGCCAGTGAACTATTACTTTTTGGCAGTATCATATCAGTGGTAGCTGCAACTGTAAATGTATTATTAACATCTACTGCCGCACGGGGATCGTATATTGATCTGCGATTAAGTGTTAATGTTTTTAAAAATCTCATGTCTTATACCGGTAATGTACTTACTACTACGCTTACGCCTGTTCCTGAATATGTTGAACTTGCTATTGCGCAAATTATATCATTGTTACCTAATACTAATTTTTCTTGATCAAAACTAACTGTTTCGCCTGCCGGAACTGCTAGCACACTTACTATAGTACATTCTGGATTTGCGTAAGCAGTTTTTCCGCTTGGTACAGCATACAACGAAAGATTAATTGCTCCAGTACTGTTGTTACACGCAATCATACTAGTAATAGCATTATTGCCACTGCTAGTATAGATAGGTGTACCGTTTAGTGCGCTGGGACTGCTTAGTGCTGTTACTGTAATTGCTGTTGCTGTCAATGCCATAATATTTTCCTTATAGTAAGATACTAAGCAATACTGCTCTGTTCTTACTGATTAATTCATCTGATGTTAAACTATTTACAAAGTACAGGCCTGTCTTGCCTGGAGTTCCAATACCGGTTCCTGGATCTTTTGCGTAGACTAAACCGTAGCTACTCACTGAACTTGGATTACTTGCTTGTTGTTTAAGATTTACAATAGAATCAACAGTAATTTGATTTGTTGTACTAGTTAACACTAGATTATTTAATGCGCTAGTGTTTGATACTGTATCTTGATATAGAGTAATATTATCAACCACAAGTCCTGTTGGCGTAATTTTTGCTCGCTCCTGACTTAGAACTGTAAACTTAATATAATTAGAAAATGCTTGTCCTCTAGTGGACGTAGGGTTGCTAAGATAGTGAAAATTATCCACGTTAGCTTGTCCGCCGGTAGCACTAACATAACTGGTTATGTATTTTTTATTTGGAATAAAGTTATCTTCAGGAGTGTCAGGACTCAACGGAATTGTATTGTCCAACAACGAAACATAGTTTGCCGGAGTAATATTAACAATCTTTAATTTTGTAAGACTGTTGTTCATATCGAACACCATGTCATAAGAGTCTGGAGGACTAATACTTGCTAAACGTAATCCGCTTAAAATTCCATCAGCTGTTCTAATAACAAATGTTCCAGGTATACTTGTTGTTAATACTGGATCGTAGTGACTTACATTTTCGTCAAACAACAACTGTGCTTTTGGACTAGTTCCACGATTAATTTCAATGCCCGACTCACGAAGTCCGCCAATGTCAAGAATACCGGCAGCAAGATTTTGAGCATCGTTGTCGGTACTTTTGTTTAAAGTAATAATTCTATCTTCAATAGTAGTTTGTGAAGTATTAATTGTTGTAGTTTCACCTTTAACAATCAAGTTACCAGTTACATATACTGTACCTACAGCCGTGCCAGTATCTAAAGTAATTGAACCAGTATCTTTTACTTTAATTCTATAATCACTATTGCTGACTTTTAATATTCTTGACATCTATTATCCTAAATAGGGACCTAAGTCCCTGTTCTTAATTAAGCGTTGTCGATTAATAACGAATCTGCTGTTGCCGCTGTCATGTTCCACTTAACAGATGTACCTGTTACAAATGCTGTTTGTGTACCTGTACCGCGAGTAATTACAGCTTTACGGCTTGTAATTTTAGTAGCAAAATATGTGCCATCATCTGTGTCAACTAAACGAACACTACCTTCGCCAGCGGCATCGGCTAATGAACCTGTTAGTTTAACAATACCAGTAAGTGTGCCATCAGTTACTTTGAAACGGTTAGTAGATACTTGTTTCTTAATATCAACTGATAGTGCTGATCCGCCAGTTAAGAATGCTGTCATTAAGATAGCATTTTCTTGATTTCCAGTTGTGCTAATGTTACCGCTGTCAACTAACATGTTAACTGAAGTAGCCGTTACTGATTGTGTAAATGTTGGAGTTGGTGCGGCTGTGTATCCAGAACCTGCTTCTGTAATAACAACTGCTTTAGCACGGAATGCTAACACTACTGTTAAACCAGCGCCTGCGCCGTTTGATGTAGTAGTTTGAGCACCGCTTGGCAATGTAGTAAAGTTACCACGGCTACCACCAGTGAAGTCAAATGTTAACGCATCGTCGCCGCCTGTGCCACCAATTGTAGCAACACGCAATACTGCGTCTGTACCGTCAACTGTTACTAATTGACCAACTGTATAACCAGTTTGTGTACCGCCAACTGTTGTTACGCTTTCAACTTCAGAAGTGATAGTACCAGTAGCACGAACACCACCTGGTAATTTAGGTGTGTTGGCAAATGTAATTGTTGGGCGAGTTGTATATGCGCCTAATGCGTTTAATGTAACACTAGCAACTGCTCCGCCGCCAATGCCATCATCAGTTGTTACACTTGTGGAACCAGTATTACGGTTACCAAAATATTTTTTATTTAAAGGACGTCCCATTTTATTTTCTCCTTAAGAAAGATAGCGTTCTAGGCTATACGCGGTTGGATTTCCGCATAAAATTCACCCGATGTGAATCATACAAAGTATTTATCAGTTCAAGAGAAAGGGCTCCAAAGAGCCCTTTATAATTAACAACCTTTCGGTATGTTGATTAGCTAAACTTAACGTTACCGTCAGTGATAGCAACTTTACCTAGGTAGTCAGCTGCATTACCTAAAGAACTAGCTGTGTTTGACAACTCAACATAACCATAACGTGTCATGAATGATACGACTGGTTCAAATGTTGATGGATCAAGTACAACACCACTGCTCATCAATGGAATGTATGGGCAATAGAACGCTGCCGCATCAGACTCTGATGAACCTTTGTAACCGATCAATACTGCTGTACTGTCTTGTGCGTAGCTGTTTACATATACTTTCATTGCTGAGTTCAATGTACCAACAAACTTAGTGTTTGTAGGAGCTTCAAATGTACCTTCTGTTGTACGAGCAAATGCGCTTGTAGTAGCAGATTGTAGAATTGTTAAAGCAAATGGACTTACTACTGCCCAGTTACCAGCACCACGACGTGTACGCTGAGCGATCAAGTTGCTTACGCGATTGATCTGAACAGCTAAAGCGGCGTGTTCGTCACCAACGAATGTAGCAGTACCGCTTACAGCAGCCTGGTCATAAGTTTGTGAAGCTGAACCAGCTAAACTTGCTAAACTAGCAAGAATTTCTTGGTCGATTTCAGCTGTGATTTCTTGTGCTAACGCAGCCATAACTTCTGCTTCGATGTCAATACCTTGTTGAGCTTGAGCATCTTGTGCAGCTTCAAAAGTCCAACGAGCTGATAGCTTGCGGGTCTTAGCTTCTACAGTTTGCTTCAAGATCTGAATTGACATACGCTTACCTGCAGCACCTTCAAGAGTTGCTGTAGAGGCTGCTTTTGCTGGATCAGCATCGTTGCCTGAATAAGCTTCAGCAATTTTGAATGGGCTTAGTGCCTCTTCACCGGCTGTTACACCAGTTGCTGAGTCAGCGTAACGCACACGTAATGTGTGAATTTGGCCAACTGGGCCAGTCATTGGTTGTACACCAACTAACTCGTTAGCGATAACGGTTGGCATAACGCGACGGATCACTGGAAGGATCACGCGATTTAGTGTTGCGACGTTGCCGGCAGAAGTGGCACCAGCAGTTGGGGATTCCATCAAATACTTGCGAGTATTGTCAAGTGTAACACCCATTACTGATTTTTTAGTGCCTGATAAGCCTTCTAATAGGGCTTCTTTAGTTTCTGCCCAACGGCCATTAAGTAGTTCTGACATTTAATTTCTCCTTAAAATTTTAGTCCAGCTAGGCGACGGATATCAACGATATTGTTGTCTACCTCGCTGCTACGGTTGCTGTTGGAAACTTTGTTTCCGGTAATTTCTTTAGCCTCTACTAGTGCCTGTTTCTTCTGCGGAGCTTTACCACCAGAAATAACTGATGGAAGATACTTTTCAAAACTTTCGTTTAGTCGAGTAGTCTTTACACTCTCCATTAATTCACCCATGATATCACGTTGCTCTGTGTTTAGAGGAGCAAGTAATTCACTCATGATTTGTTTTCTTGTCTGTGCTTCTTTCAAAGACACAATTTCTGCTTGTTTACTTTCTACTAGAGCAACAGCGTCTGCGGCAGCTTGCGCGGCTTCAGCAATTGCTAACTCTTTCATGTCTATGACCTTGAGTAATTTTGCAGTTTCTGATTTCTCAGAAAGGTAACTAGTTTGATATTCAGAAGCAAAAGCTTCAAATAACTTACGACCGAAGTCGTTTCTACGAGCGGCATCAATGTCTTCTTTCAATGATGATAGTTCAGCGTTTAAGCTTTCACTAACAACACGATCGACCATTCCTGCTGCACGTTCTACAAACTGTTGTTTAACTTTCTTAAGTTGTTCGCGACCTTCGCGAACTAAACGAACTTTGGTTTGAGCCAAGTCTTGTTTGTCTTTGTAAAATTCTGTAATTTCTTGAGCAAGAGCTTCTACTACGAATTGTTCTAATTTACCAAACTTGCTAGCCATAACCTTTTGATCTTCATGTAGCTCTGTAACTTCAGAAGCTAGTTGGCGTGTTACGAATTGCTTCATAACTGCGCTTTCTGTCTTCATCTTCTTAGCATACTTGACTTTCATTTCGGCTAACTGCTTGCGGTCGTCAGCAAATTCAACAAGCTCACTAGCTAATTGGTCTGTGATCATGCGATCAACAGCTTCAATCATAGTGTTCTTGTCATGCTCATACTTCTGAGCAAACTCTTCGCGTAATTGAACAGCCACTTCTTCTCGAGCTTCTGTAATTCGGCTTTCGAAAGCGGTTTCAATTGACTCTCTGATCTCTTCTGAAATCACATTGTTCTCAAATAACGATTTTAGTGCATCCAACATGTGTGATTCTCCTTATTATTGGAGTTTGCTTATTATATTTAATAAGCTCTCTTTGAGATATTTCTGTGCCTTAGGATCACCCTTCACCTCTTGCGCTATGCGTAAGGCATTTACTCCACCACGACTATTCATCAGGTGTTCATAAATTGGTGTTGGATATGCGCCAGGCGCACTAGGTTGAGCCACCATATCTACTGTGATGATCTCAAAATCTGATACTTCACCGGATCCGTCATCTTTGACGTTCCCGGATCCGCGACTGCTAACACCTAATTTCACGCCGCTTTCCAGCATTGTGCGAATTAGTTGTCCCATTGGGGTCGGTAAAATTTTCAGTTTACCATAACCATTAGGACCGTCCATCCACATATTTGTTATCATGTGGCTGACTCGGTCTAGGTTAATTTTTAGATCATCTGGATGATCTACTTCTCCGAGAACTGAATAACCGTTTTGAATCTGATCGTTTAGGGTCTTGACAGCCTTGCCAATCTCATTCACAGGGTAAACACGCTGGTTAGCGTTACGTATACCGCCCTGGATACAAATCCCGGACATGTATAAGCTCTTCCCGTCTTTGTCATCAGACTCAACGATCATTTTTGCTTCGTTGAAACTGAGATTCTCTCGGAGATATAACATATTTTTCAATGTCATCTTCTAATTAATTACGGCCACCGATAAGACTTCTCTTATCAACACCGCCTACTTCGCCTTTACCTTTTTTCTCAGCGCCGTGACCTGGTTCACTTTTCTTGAACGCTGTCTTGCCTGCGTTGGAATCTTTACGGTTATGGATCTTGCCTAGTCCGCTGGTTAAGTCTCCAGCTTTAGTACTAGCTAAACCACCTTCAGTGCCGCCCTTCTCTGTTGAGAATGACTTGGCAATGTTAGCACTTGTGCCACCCATTCTGTTTGGCTTGGCTACAGCTGAACGTGTGTTAACACCGTTGTCACCGTGCTTTGGAAGGCCAACTTTCTTTGTGTATTCAGCAATCATGCTTGGATCCATCTCTGGATTTTCCATTTCTAGGTCATCTCCGCCCATTGCGTCCATGTCATCTCCGCCCATTGCGTCCATGTCATCTCCGCCCATTTCGCCTTCTTCGTCAGCCATTAACTGTTCAAATTCAGCTTTTAATTCGTCTAATGCGTCTTCTAGGTCCATGACACGGTCTTCCATGTCGCCACCTTCTGCGTCATCTTCTTCGCTGGCAAACGGATCTTCTTCGCTGTCTGCGTCCATGTCATCTTCTTCGCCTTCTGCGTCATCGGCTTCTGCGTCATCTTCAGAATCATCAGCACCAAATGGATTTGCTTCTGTATCTTCTTCGTCATCCATTGACTCATCTTTTTGGTCTTTGTCATCTTCATCATCACCGTCGGCTTCCATGAAGTCACTTTCTAAAAGTTCTTCATAGATTTCGCGTGATTTTGCTACTACGATGTTGTGGAAAATTTCTTTTGCTGTTTCTTGATCTTCGTTGATCAATGCCTCTAGCATGGCTTCAAATTGGGTACGGTCAGTCATTGTTAGATCTCCTGTGAATGATGGTTATACAAGGCTGTATTATATTTACACTTTAATTACAAAAGCGGTACGATATAGCCTAAAAACGACTAGTTTTTATTAAATCGAGTTATTTATGCCGCCGGTGCCGGCGTTGCATACATTGTATTAATAAAACTTAATTCTGTTTCTTGTTCTAGGATGTGTGCTTCGCTTGATTTGCGAAGTTGGTTGATTTGACGTAGTGTCAATCTAGTTTTGCGAGTATCACTTCTCTTAACTACACCTGAGTCGCGTTTAGGATCATACCGCATGTCGTTAGCAGTATGTCGAGTATCAGGGTCAATATAAAATAATTCTCTAAGGATCATGATGTATTTATGCGGCAGGTGGTGTAGCTGGACCTGGAGCCACTGCTGGAGCCATTCCGCCAGCGGCGGCTGCTCCGTCTATGTCACCTTCCATACCGTCAGGTGCTGTTAAATCGCCCGACATACCTAAGTCGCCTTCAATACCTGCGGCACTAAGACCTGCTGAACGTAATTCACCTGCTGCATCAGTGTATGTTGGTTGTCCTTTGCCACTCTCTTCGCCCCACATGCGTTCGTTTTCTGCTACTTCTTCGTCTGTTAGACCTAAGAAACGCTTTAACGCAAAGCGTTTTGACATGTAAGGCACTGCTTGAATGGTGTTAAATGTGTTAATACGTTCACCGTCAAGCGCACTTTGACGTGTACTTGCGAAGTTTAAAGGCGGATTAAACTTCAATTCAAACAAACTTGAATCAATGTTTAGACCTTTGGCGCTCATATACATTTTAAATTCTTCGTCAAACACTGATGTTACAAGACTTTGTAAGCGTTCACAGTACTTGTTAAAGCGTAGTTCTTGAATATAAGCTGTACCAACGCGACCGTCATTGTAACTTGCTTGACTATCATCTGCGCCTGTTGGCAAATAGCTTGATGGGATGCGTAAACCGCGGAATAACTTGTTGGTAAAGTACTTTAAGTCATCAATCTCACCTAAATTAGTTCCGCCAGGTAATGTTTCTACTTTACTACCACGACCTTCTGCTGTTTGCGGAAAGAAATAGTCCTCGTTGATACTTAAAGGGTTATATGCTGAGTCAATAACGTTTTGTCCGCCACCTGTTTGGCTTGGAATACGTCTTTGATGTATTTCATTTTTAACACGTTCTACAAATGCCATGGCTAAATGGCTTGGCATATTACCTACATCAATATGGAATACACGTCTTTCTGGAGCACGTTGTATACGATATATTAAAATAGCATCTTCTAATAGTTCTTTTTGTTTGTAAACTTTAAAGATATTCTCTAATAAACTATTGCCAAACGGAAAGTTGTTGTCTAACCCTTCGCTTAAACTTAAATGTACAATGTGCTCAGCATCAATTGCGTGTTCTGTTTCAGTTGTACCAAAGCGACTTCCGCTTGAGCTACTAGGATATGGTCCTGAACTACCTTTTTGTGCGCCTTGTTGTCCAAGATAACCTGCTCCGCTAGTAATGCCGCCGCCTGATTGACGTGGATTGATATTAGGAGTGATTTGTGTAGCAACTAAATTTTCAAAGTTAGGTGCTAGATCTTTAATAACATATTGCTCAGGACTTTTACCATTACTTTCGTTTACAATGATTTTAACAATTTTACTTGGATCAACGTAAGACCATTTTTGCGTTTCTGGGTCACGAATAAAGAAAGCATCGCCATATTTGAATGTGTTCCGCATAATACGGAAGATGCGTGTGTCAAAGAGTTGTATTTTAGTCCACTGTTGCATGTATTCAGCTAGAATACGTATTTCAGCGTTGGTAGCACGATGTCTCCAAGTGACACTAAATGGAGTTTTACCGTCTTTTAATTTTTGTGTACAAAATTCAGCTAGAATATCTAATGCCGCGTTGACTTCCGGATCACTATCCATTACTTCGTACTGCTGATAGCGTTCAATACGATTGGGACTACCTGAGTAAACATCGGGAAGATAGCTACTGTAGTTTGATTTAGCAGGTCCAGCTTTGCTGTTATTTTCAGAACCAGAGATTGGACTTAAAGAAGACCCCACTGGTACTGGCGTAAAATACTTTTTCCAACTCATTCATTTATCCTTTAGCCAAATCTATTGCCATTTAACCCGTCAATGCCACCTGCTGTCTTTTCAGCGTGACCTGCGGTTCGAACAAGCGCATCAAGACTTTGTGCTGTTAGCTTATTTAAGTTATTTAAAGCATTTAGTACGTCACTATTGAATGAATCTGTAGCTACTGGTGGAGCAATATTAGTTGGTTCTTCAGCGGTTACTGGTGTTGCTACTGCTGATTCAGGAGGTTTGGACGATTGCGCCATAGAGGATGTAGCATTTTTTAAGTTACTAATCATATCTCTGGATGCTGATGCCGCTGAATTGTCGGCCGGTGGTATCATAGACTTAGCCATATTGGCTAACTGTCCCGGATCAGGCTGTTTAATATTACCAATCATGCTGGTAAGTTTCTTATCATCAAAGCCGCTTGGCATCTTCATATTGCTAAACGTACTAGACATCTGCTTTTGCATATCGCCCATCATTGGAGTCATTTGCTTCTGCATGTTTTCCATCATTGGAGTCATTTGCTTCTGCATGTTTTCCATCATAGGTGTCATTTGCTTCTGCATGTCCCCAAACATCTTACTTGGATCCATTCCTCCAGTTAATGATTTAACATCAATAGCTGGCGGTTTTAATCCGGCCATCATTTTATCTAGGCCTGCTTCTCCGCCAATGGCATCATATTTTTTAGCCTTTGACGGATCTAATACGTTTTCACCCTTAGAAATATTAACAGTAGCATCTTTTGGTTCAAATCTTGAATCAATTTCACCCTCAGTTCCAGTATGACGTTTTGGATATAAGTTTGGAACCCTTGGTGTATTTTCAGTTTGTTGTTGCCCTAATGGTTTTTGACCTGTAGCAGGGTTGCCTGCTATTTCCCCAGAGGTGTATCTGCCGCCACCAATTTTTCCAGTTACTTCATTTAACTTGCCGGCAAAGTTATCTAACCCTTTGATAACTCTTCTAATACCCTCAACTTCGAGATTAATCATTTCATCACGAACTCGAGTATTTGCTTGATTGCCTGCAGCTAATGCTTCATCACCGGCTCGTCTGTTGCCATTAGCATCAACGCCTGCCATAGCTCTATTTGTTTGTTCTTTACTGTATGCCGCCACTTGTTGTGGGTCGCCTGACATGCCTTGTCGTTGAAGATCGATAGATTGTGCTTTTTCTTTTTGTAAGTTTGGCATTCTTTCTTTCATTAGTTCTAACATTGCTCCGTTAGTACCAGTTTGCCCACCTCGGCGTTCAACTTCTGCCATCTGTGTAAATTCTTTTGAACGCATTAAAGTGTTGACTTCAATCTTTGCCGCTTCAAGACGCATTTCTGCTGCCTTTTTCTCTTCTGGTGATCCGCCACGCTCGGACACTGCTTTTAGATTTCTAACAGCATCACTAAATTCAACACCCTGTGACCCTAGAGCACCTTGAGTCATAACTGCTTTGTCGCCAGTTACTCCCATATCAGACGATGCTTCAAGGGCAAGATTCTGTAATGCCGGACCAAGCCCAACCAACTGCGGCATAAGATCACTCAGTGCTTCATTTTGTTTTTCATCACCTTCTAAACGCATTAATTGCATTTGAAGACTTTCGTTCATAGCACGATTTTGTTTGTTAATTACATCTGTACTTAAACCTGTTTCTTGACTTTGACGAATAGTGTTTTCCGTCATTTTCTCAAGAGATTTTATTGCAGCATCTTTTGCTTTTTTATCATTTAAATCTATATTACCGTTTTGAGTAATCCAAGTATTAGTATAGGTAGCAAGCTGGTCCGATGATAAGCCAAATGTTGATTGTAGCTGTTTAGCAACGTCTGTCTTTTTAAACTCGTCTTGAAAGCTGGTTAACTTCTTCATAGCTTCGCCACTTTGTCCAGCTAGACCAAGTGTGTTTTTAGCCATGTCCTCTTGCTGTTTTGCAAACTGCTCTTGTGATAATCCACTTCGAGCACGAGTTTTTTCCATGTCTAGCAAGCCGCCAGTGAACGCAGTACCAGCGTTCAATTGCTTTTGATAACTGTCAACTGATCCTGTTACAACTTTATCCACAGCTCCAAATGCTGCCACTGCGCTGTTTGCGCCAATTGGTAGTTTACCTAGTGCCGCGCCAACTAACCCAACAGCACCAGCGGTAGCTGAGCTTGTACTACCAAGTTTGCTAACCCCTTCAATTCCGGAAGCAAGGGCTTTATCCAAGCCGGCTATAAACCCAAAGTTCATGCCCGAGGGTGAAGCAGAAGGAGTGGGAGAAGATGAAGTAGATCCACCTTTTCCGCCTATTGCTTTAGCAATAGATTCTGAGAATTCGTCAACGGTCATATCAGCAACTTTTGTTACCATTATATTTTCCTAAAAATATGCGTATATAAATACTATATGATATATTTATCCGGAGTCAAATATGGCCAATAATCCACTACAGAAGTTCTTTCGTCAACCTAAAATCTTTATTAATTTACCCAGTAAAGGTCAGTACAATAGTCCCGGAGAAATTACCGGGGATGTTACCAAGTTGCCAGTATACGGTATGAATGGTATGGACGAAATACTAATAAAAACTCCAGATGCTTTACTAACTGGTGAAAGTACTGTTAAAGTCATTGAAAGTTGTTGCCCGTCAATTACCAACGGATGGGCAGTTAGCAACTTAGATTTAGAATTAATATTAGCGGCCATACGCATTGCTACCTATACTAATTCTATTACTGTTGGACATACTTGTGAGCATTGTCAAACAGAAAATGAATATGATCTTGAACTTTCAAAAATCATTGATTACTATAATCATATTACTTTTGATAGTCGTGCTGTATTAAAAGATGTAGTTGTAAAATTAAGACCGTTGTGCTATAAAGAAGTTACAGAGTTTAGTCAACGTAATTTTGAATTACGACAAAAATTAGAATCAGCGGCTACTATTGAAGACAGTGTTGAAAAATCTAAAGAAATGTCAAGATTATATGAAGCATACGGATCTTTACAAGTAGAAGTGTATTCAGCTAACATTACTGCTATTGAAGTAGGATCTACTATTGTTAATGAACGAGCATTTATTAATGAGTGGTTAGTTAATACTGAAAAATCTACGTTTGATCAGATTAAAGTCCACATTGATAAAAATACACAACTATGGGAAACTCCTCCGCAACTAGCGCAGTGTCAAAGTTGTGGTAAAGAAAACACACTTCGTGTTGCGTTAGATCATTCATCTTTTTTCGCAACCGCCTAACTAGATTATCCACCCAGGAAATTGAAGAGTATCTAGTTAGGCTTGATAAAGAAGCAATTAACTTTAAAGAAGAATTGTTTAGAATTAGTTGGTATATGCGAGGTGGCGTTAGTATTAATGATCTAATGCATACCTACAGCTATGAAGACCGCACACTAATGTATAAAATTATTTCAGATAATATGGAATTGTCTAAAGTAATGCAACAGCCGTTTGTTTAATTAATGCCTTTAAACATTGGATTACCTTTATAAGTTGAAGTACTAGGTACTTCTGATTTATAAGGTGATGTGTTTGTACTAGCCGGTGTTACTGGTTCGGCGGTTGATGTTGCGTCTTTTTCTGCCGGGGCAGCAGTATCGCTTGCTGTGTCAGCCGGTTCTCCGGTAATTTTTTCTTTAGCTTTTGCTTTAGCTGAATTAAATAAACCAGTAACACCATCGTATGTCATTTTTCCAATATTGTCCAGCGTGCCGCCAATGAACATATCAGACCAAAGTTCTCTAGCTTCTTTAGTATTTAATGACGAGATAAGTGCTGCACGGGCAACTGCACTCATTGATCCCATATTGGCGCCAAGTTTTTGCGCAAATGAAGACCCACTACCTCTAAGCATTGCTCCCAGTGCAGTCCATCCAGATAAATGTTTTACTATAGAAAATATAGGTCCAAAAGCGGCAATTTGAAATACCAATGTTGATTTTAGATGAGCAACACCGGCGTCGTATTTTTCTTTAGACATTCCGTTTTTTAATTGCTCATCAAAATATTCAATACCTTTGTTGTAGTCTTGAACCATATCATAAATTCCGTAGACTGATATAGCTTTGGCCACTAGTCCAGTAACTGGAATTTTACTTATTAAAGATGCTCCACTTGGAAGTACTGGTGGAACAGGAGGTGTTCCTGGTGGCGGTGCTCCTCGTCGAGCAAGTCTATCAGCATGAAACTGCTTAAGAACTTTGGCCATAAAGTTAGGATCTTTAGAATATATCTCTGCGGCACGTGGACCATATGTTGCTTCAATTTGGGCAACTGTGGGCTGAGTTCCACGCAGTGTGTTACGGATAATCTGACTATTTTGTGACATCATACTAACTAGGTCTCTACGTGAACCAGTTTGTGCGATATACTTAGCGCCGGAAGCAAGTCCTCTACCAGCCAGCTTTAACAGGTCAACAGCACCTTCTTGAACTGTATCCTCGCTAATTATGTCGTAAATCTTCATTTGTATATCCTCTATGTGATATTTATCAACTGTATGAAGAAGAACTAACGTTCTTCTGTGTTATCGCTTGCGCTCTAACACCTATTGTTTCTTTTTTATAAGAACTATTAAGTGCGAAGCACTGTAAATATTATCTAGATTGTTCAGTCACACTTTGCCCTGGCGGGCAAAAAATGAACATTATCTGAGTTGATCAGTTCACTTAACGTTACAGCATTACAGTGGCGGTTGTCCGGTACCACGAGCTGAGTCTTTATACAACGGCGGGTCTCAAAGCATACGTTAACATGCGATAAGCCGTGGGTATTTCTCCCTCTTTTAGCCTTGTTTAAAATTTCTCTTATAAATCAAACGGATTGTATGTAGGCATATTCCATCGTGGTCCTGTTAAGGATACTGATTTACGTCTCTGCTGCCACTCAGAATACCCTGCCGTCACACATCAGAACGGATTCGGGGCACAAATTAGTCGCCGGTGCGGGCTTATTTGGCAGTTAAACAGCCTGAATTATTAGCCTTTGAGTATATGCGAACCATGTACACGAACAGCAATATGTCCGTTATAATAGTCATTACTTTCTAAAACTTTGCGGGAAAATTGTTCTCTGGCCTCGATGTAAGAGCATTGCGCCTTGGATGTACAGTAATATAGGATTTCTCTACTGAAGTTTT